TTTGCTGAAGTTGAATGGTCCATGGTCTGGCCTGCTGTAGTGACAGCCGTAATTGGTTCCCTCCTACTTGGCGTTCTGAACTCACTACCTGAGGCAGAAAAAGTCGAAGTAACCAACTAAATCACTTTTCGATGGGAAGCCCCGAGCGGACTTGTTCTGCCCGGGGTTTCTTTATGCGGGCTTGCAAACCATAGCAGAGTGATAGCAAAAAGTTCTGACACTAGGCAACAGCAAAATAGTTTGCTACACTAGATAAACGCAACACGGTCCACCAAAAGTAGACAGACCGCGCAGCTTCATCGCGGTCTGTTTTTGCGTCTCTGGGCCAATAATTCGGCCTTGCGCCCACACGATTTGAAAGGTAGAATTCTACTATGACCATCACCCTCCTCGGAAAGCCAAACTGCGTTGCTTGCGTAGCAACAGAACGAGAGCTAACAAAAAGAGGACTCGACTACAACAAGCTCGATGTCACCGAAGACCCGACAGCCTACGACCGAGCAGTAAGTCTCGGACACATGGCAGCACCTGTCGTCATTGTAGAAGAGACTGGTGAAAACTGGTCCGGATTTCGCCCAGAAAGAATTTCCTCCCTCGTAGAGTAACCATGGACGTTGTATATTTCTCAAACCCTGCGTCAAACAACACGCACAGGTTTGTACAAAAGCTTGAATCAACCTCTTACCGAATTCCTTCTAGCACTAAAGAAGAACCTCTGCATGTCACAAAGCCGTATGTTCTAGTACTTCCGACCTACGGAGCAGGCTCAGACCAAGGCTCTGTACCTCGGCCCGTGATACGATTCCTCAACCACGAAGGCAACAGAAATCTTCTTAGAGGGGTTGTGGGGGCGGGAAACACAAACTTCGGTAGAAGCTTTACAAAAGCCGCAGACATAGTGGCACAAAAGTGCGGAGTGCCCGTACTACACAGATTTGAAATACTTGGCACGAAAAAAGACGTGTCACTCACCAAACTAGCTATAGAAAGCCTAACATGACCCTCCAAGATTCATCTTCCGATGTCCGAGTATCTAACTCAACCCTCGACTATCACGCCCTGAACGCTATGTTGAATCTGTACGATAAAGACGGCAACATTCAGTTTGACAAAGACAAAGAAGCGGCCAGAGACTACATTATTAACAACATCAATGCCAACTTGGTTAGCTTTGATTCCCTAGGGGAAAAGCTCACCTTTCTGTTTGAAGAGGGTTATTACGAAAAAGAAGTCTTTGACCAGTATGATTTTGAAAACGAAGTAAAGGCACTCTACAAGCACGTTTACTCAAAGAAGTTCAGATTCCCGACCTTTTTCGGGGCGTTCAAGTTTTACCAGACCTATGCGCTTAAGACTTTTGACGGTAAGCGGTATCTTGAACGATTCGAAGACCGCGTAGCGGCCACAGCGCTCTATTTGGCGCAAGGAGACTACACCGCTGCGCTACTTTACGCAGACAAAATCCTGGGCCTTGAATACCAGCCAGCTACCCCCACATTCCTTAACGCGGGTAAGAAGGCCAGAGGAGAGCTTGTGTCCTGCTTCTTGGTGCGAAACGAAGATAACATGGAATCTATTGCTCGCGGTACCAATGCGGTTCTCCAGCTTTCTAAGCGAGGAGGAGGAGTCGCGGTTTCTCTTACAAACTTGAGAGAAACAGGCGCACCGATTAAGGGTATAGAGGGGCAGTCCTCTGGCATCATTCCTGTAGCAAAGATTATCGAAGACTCCGTTACGTACTCTAACCAACTAGGACAGAGAGACGGCTCCGCAGCAATTTATCTAAGCGTTCACCACCCCGATGTGTTGACTCTTTTGGATGCTAAGAGAGAAAACGCAAACGCCAGAATTCGACTTAATCGTCTTTCCGTGGGCCTTGTCGTTACCGATGTTGTTATGGAAAAGTTCAAAAAGGGAGAATCCTTCTACACCTTTAGTCCATACGATATCGCTCGTGAGTACGGTAAGCCGATGACAGACATTTCCATCACCGAAGAGTATGACAATCTGATGGAAAATCCTCGAATCAAGAAGACAGCTATTGACGCACGAAAGTTTATGCAAACAGTGGCCGAAGTTCAGTTTGAATCAGGGTACCCATACCTTATGTTCGAAGACACAGTGAACGCTGCCCACAACCTGTCAGGAAGAATTTCTATGTCTAACCTGTGCTCCGAGATTCTCCAGCAAAGCGAGGAGTCTTTGTACAACGAAGACCTTTCGTACGAAAAGGTTGGTAAGGATATTTCCTGTAACCTGGGCTCGTTGAACATTGCTTCCGTTATGAAGGGTGGAGACCTGGCTGGCGCTGTGGGTGCGGGTATTAGGATGCTCACCGCCGTGTCCGACCTGTCAAATATCAACTCGGTTCCATCCATCGCCAACGGAAACCGAAAGACGCATGCCATCGGGCTGGGTCAGATGAACCTCCACGGATTCCTTGCTAGCGAAGAAATCTACTACGGCTCCCCAGAATCAGTAGATTTTGTTTCAGCCTATTTTGCTGCTGTGGCATATTACGCTGTCCGAGAGTCAAACAGCATTGCCATTGAGCGCGGCGAGACTTTCCATGGTTTTGAGACAAGCAAGTACGCGACCGGCGAGTATTTTGACAAGTACCTTACCCAGCACTGGAACCCAAAAACTCCAGCAGCCCAGGCTTTGTTTGAGAAGTATGGCATTACTCTACCAACACAGGCCGATTGGCGCAAGCTAGCTGACTCCGTGGTGAAGCACGGGCTCTACAATGGCTACCTACAGGCTGTTCCGCCGACCGGTTCGATTTCCTACATCAACCATTCGACCTCTTCCATCCACCCCATCGTAGCTCTTATTGAACCGCGCAAAGAAGGTAAAGTAGGAAGAAGCTACTATCCTGCATACGGACTGACAAACGAAAACAAAGAGTTCTATCAGGATGCGTACGAAATTGGCGCTCGTAAGATTATCGACGTATACGCAGCCGCAACCGAACACGTAGACCAAGGATTATCTTGCACCTTGTTCTTTACTGATGAGGCCACAACCAAGACGCTTAACATGGCTCAAGCCTACGCACACAGTAAGGGAGTCAAAACCCTTTACTACATGAGATTCCGTCAGACGGTTCTTTCGGGCGTAGACCTGAGTGAATGCGTGAGTTGTGCGCTATAACTAACAGATGGCCTACATCTACGTTCTCTATGCCCGAGGTACTCACGACTTTCGTTACGTGGGCCAAACAGTCAGTGACCCAAAATCTAGACTTTACGCTCATCGCAGAGAAGCCAAAAGTGGGGCGGCAGGGTATAAGAACAATTGGATGCGCTCTGTCGGCCCGCATAATGTTGTCGTTGAGACACTAGAAGAAGTGCAAGATTCTATGGTCGATTGGCGCGAACAGTTTTGGATTGCAGCCTTAACCGAAGCAGGGTTCCAATTAGTGAACAGAACAGAAGGCGGTCGAGGGTATAAAATGCGAGGACCAGTTCACACAGAAGAACAAAAGAAAAGTGGTCCGAAGCCCGAAAAGGAACAATCACTGGACCCCTCAACCCAAATTTTGGAAAATTTGGAAAAAACCATCCCTCATATGGTAGGGTAGTGACATCTGAACAAAAAGAAAACTATCTAAGCTAAAAATGGGAGCCTTAAATCCAAACTTTGGGCGCATAGTTTCTCCAGAAGAGAGGCAAGCCATCTCAGAGCGTTTTAAGGGCAAACCAATGCCCAGTAGTGTACGAAANGCCCACACAAGACATCACACCAACAAAGGGGTTTCAAAACCTGAGACCTGCCGTCACTGTAAAACAGATTTGGAAAATAATGAGAGACAATAACCGACGAGTTCGCCCGGTAAANTGGAACAAAGTAGATGAGTGGTCCAAGCAAATTTGGGACACCCTCAATACTAACTTCTGGCTACCAGAGCGCATTGAAATGCCTGCCGACCTCCCGGGGTGGAGAAGACTCCCCGCTAACGAAAAGCAAGCGTTTCTTAATGTGTTCGCAGGTCTCACAATGCTCGACACGTTGCAAGGGGATGTTGGTGCTGTTCGTTTGCTTCGGGACGCAAAAGACCCGTTCCAAGAGGCCATTCTTGCGAATATCATCCACATGGAACAAATTCACGCCCAGAGCTACAGCAACATTTTTGCCACTCTAGTCAGTGAAGAAGAGTCGGACGAGGCATTTGCGTGGGCGGAAGACAACAAGTATCTTCAGTACAAGCAGGACAAAATTCTTGCAGCCTACGAAGGCGAGGACTATATGAAAGTTCAGGTTGCCTCCGTATTTCTGGAGTCTGCCCTGTTTTTCTCGGGATTTGGTCTGCCCTTTCACTACGCTGGCCGAGGAAAGCTGACGAACACGGCAGACATGATTAGACTTATCCTGCGGGATGAAGCTATTCACGGTTACGCTATTGGGACGTGGTACCAGCGAAACCTTGCAGAAGAGTCCGAAGAGCGCCAGCAGGAGTTGTTAGCATACACCGTAGAATTGGCAATGGACCTGTACGACAATGAAGAAGAGTTCACACGCTCAGTTTACGATGAAATCGGGTTGACTAACATCATCCTTCCGTATGTGCGATGGAATTGGAACAAAGCAATGATGAACCTTGGGTACGACCCGATTTTCCAGACAACACTCTCCGACATCGACCCCGTTCTTGCATCCAGCCTGAGCCAGCAAGAGAACGGAGACTTCTTCTCTGGAGCTACTACCTACTTTGTTGGGAAGACGGAAGAAATTTCTGACAACGACTTTGAGGACTTTAACTTCTAAAAACACAAACTGATAAATGTGTGTTAGTATTTATCTATGTCAGACAAAAGTAACTGTGCATTTGAGGAATGCGAACTTTCTGTCAAGGCCAGAGGTCTCTGCTCGGGGCACTATCAACAGCAGATAAAGGGTCGAGAGAGCCCTCGAAGGAGAATGGAACCACCACCGTTCTTTGGCATACAGCCAAGCATCTTCTTTACTGGAAAGAATGGCAGAAAAGTATAGAGAAGGTTCTTTGGATTGGGATGCAGTCTAATGCTAGGTCTTAAGAAACACTGTGATATGTCGCCAGTTCGACGCTTCTTCAGCCAAACACCTGTAGAGGCTGTCAAAGCAATGCCTGAAGCGATATACTGGAGCCTTATCTTGCCTTTCAAGCAATCATCGGTCCACGTCTATTTTGACGGGGAATGGTTGTTTGCTATACATAACATGTCCAAACTTGGAGCTAAGAGATACAAGAAGAAATTCTTGAGAAGCATCGAAGCAAGAAACCTTGCCGGAACCGACTATGCAGTAATCACAGTAAAAATAGACTAAACAGAAATAGCCCCCTCCCGAAAGAGGGGACTTTCTGTTTGACGGACGTACTTTGGGTTTTGGCGTTACGCCGATGGTCGAACAGAAGTTTTTTCGTGGTGAGCTTTTGACTCAAGCCACATGTCCTTGAGAACCGTCTTTGCTACCCCTCGAAGGGCACGAGCGTGCTGATGTCCGGCAGACAGCGGAGAACCCGCTAGGGCAGGCTTCCCAGACGGCCCACAGCGCACGCAATCCTTAGGATGCACTGCTCCGCCGTACTTGGCACGTAGTTCGTCGTAGAGGTCACGGTAGCGTCCCTTAGACTTCACGATGGACGTAGCAATCAGATATGCCCGCGAGCGAGCATTGGAGTCCCAGTTAGCCTTTTCGCCCTTCTTACGCCGGGGAGCTTCCCCGCCGTACACACCGTATCCGGAGTATGCCCAAAGCTCAGACACCGTGCGCGGGCGGTTGTAGAGGTCATTCCAGTACGGGTCACCAATAGAAGCCAACAGACGAGCGGCCTGCTTCTCACCTACACCATTCTCACGCTTGATAAGCGGATAGACAGGGTGCAAGCGAATGAGGCGCTGAAGGTTGAGAATAGCTTCATGCTCCATTTTGTTGATGCCGTCAAGAATGCTCTTTGCTGACACCACTTGGGGGTTGTCATCTGTGAGACCGTATCCTCGAACTTCACCGTCCGAGTCCGCATCAACACGAGTCAACTGTCGAAGTCGGTTTTCCGTGGCAATACGTAAATCTTCCAGCCCGTCAAGGCTGTCCGAAGCCATAGCCAACAGACCACGCAATTCCAGTGTAGTCAACTGAGGTGCTTTCTTAGTAGGCATTTTTGTCTCTCTGTTAGAAGGTAGGCTTAGACGAGTCCCCATTGGGTGTTAGCGAGCCGGTAATGGTCTAAGCCTGGTTAGGTGGTTGAGCGCATGGTTTATGGGTATTAGCGCGAGAGGCTTAGCTCAACCAGTGGAGGTAGACACGGAGGGTATGGGTATAGCGGTGAAGTTTTGGTCTACCAAATTGTTAAGTTGTATGGTTGAGCGCGTCCTGAATGGGGGTTAGCGAAAAACATCTGGCTCAACCAAGTTTTGATGGAGGGGCGAACAGCAGTTGGGTGTTGGCGCTGAATCCATGGCCCCTCCAAGTCTAAATAAGGTCTGGATTCACTACAGCAGCGAACTTTTCAGGAATCTCAGAAAGAGTCGAGGCACCCTCCGCAGCGAGCAAATCAGCAAACGAAGCGTACATCGAAGCCGAGTCAGACATCTCACCAGCACGACGAATACGGTCATCAGCAACAGCCCGAGCAAACTCCGCCGTCAAATCACCAATGAACTGATGACCAACACCCGGAACAAACACCCGAGACTGCAAAGCCTTCTGAGCCGCAGAAATAATCAAATCACGCTTAGACGGTCCCTTACGAACCAGCTTAGGCGGGATGGAGGGGGCGATGTCGATAAACGTTGAAGCTTCCGGCTCAAGAGGAGCAGGCTTAGGGGGTTTGAAATTCTTTAACCGACTAAGCGTACTATTACGTTGGTCAGCTATTTGCGTTGCGACGTTAAGTTTGATAAACTCTAAGAGATACGATTCGTACTCGTCGGCGGGAATCGAATCGAACACCGCCTGAGAAACCTTATCGTAGTTCGGAGCACCTTCCGGTAGCTCCGCAAGTACACGCCGCACCAGCACAGATGCTGACGGCTTCAAAGTAGTTGTATTGGGCATGACATCATCCTAGTACACACAAGAGAGGATGTCAAGCACATGACAGACCCAATCATCATCGACAACCTGCCCAACCAATGCGACACCTGCCAAGCAGGCCGGGCCGGTATGCACATCATCGAACAAATAATGGAACGGCCCACCGGAAAAATCCGACGAACCGTTGGATACCACTGTGATGTCTGTGACACGTCCCATCTATACAGAATGCCACCACCGGAGCCGGACTACTCCAAGCCAAAGCCTCCGCTTATGCTCGAAGTAGACCCGACCCCGCTAAAGGACTAATCCGTTACAGAGATACGGTATGAAAAGTCAACGGACCCCTCGGGGACGTGAAACTCATCCGTGTAGCTGTCCGAAGACTGGATAGGACGGTCAGACAGCCAGAAGTTATCCACCATTCGAATGTAGTCAACATAGGTAGCAGTCTCCGGGGTAGCGTCCGTGTATACGAGAACATCGTCCACAGGAACACTGTCGAGGTAGTATCCGCCGTCTTCAGTCTGAGCGATGAACTGGTAGACCTGGTTCTTCGTCAATGGTGCCGCTTCCCAAGAAGAAGCTGCCTGACAAGGAAGAGTCGTTGCCTAGAGCGCTTAGCTCAGTGACAACGGCAACTTTCTCACCTCCCGGAGCCGCGGCAACAGCAAAGGCGTAGACACCAAAGCTGACCGGGATGCTGACAAGGAGCGCAAATGCTCCTGCGGCAAGACCTTCACCAATATGGTCGTACTCGTAGGTGACGTGGATGATTGTTCCGATTGTGATGATGACGACTAGCGCCATGAGAATATAAATTAACATGCAACCATCCTACCCCCAACAGCCCTTGCATGTCAACCCCCAAACCTGTAGGATAGAACCATGACCCTCCCACCCATGACCGCCGAACAAGAGAACGTCGTATCGTTCCTCAACCGGTCAAACGAGCACACTTTTATTACTGGCAAGGCAGGAACGGGTAAGAGCCACGTCCTGCGCTGGTTCCAAGACACTACGTTCAAAAAAGTTCTCGTCTGCGCACCTACAGGCGTAGCCGCCATCAACGTCGATGGCGTAACCATTCACAATCTCCTCGGGCTCGG